TGCCATTTGTTCCAATGCTAAAGACAAAGCCTGAAGCACTAAATAAAACATCATCAAAGTTGGCATATTGACTTTCGGTGATGTTATCTTGACCTTGATTGGTCGTAATATATCTCACTGCGTTATTTGCAGGTGTTGGTGTATTTGCTTGTCCACCCATTGCTGAATGAGAAGCACAATAATAATAAAGTGTTGGAGCTCCACTAGCTACAACGATTGTAACTTGTGTTGAACTGTTGTGTGTTACACCAGTTGTGTATTCTGAACCACTTGCGTGTGTTCCATTTGATGTTGTTGAAAACTTAAATGGGTGTGCTGAAGGATAATTAAATACATAAGTATTACCTTCGTATAATTCTAAAGTATCTTGTTGAACACCATCTATAAAATATTTATTTGAACCACCAACTGAAGAAACTGTAACTGTTTTAACTAAAGTAGATGGATTGTAATATTTTTCAAAACCATAAACTTCTGCTGAAGAAGCATTAGAAAATTCTAAAGCGTTTCCACCTGAATTAACAACAAGAGCCTGTCCTGCTGTACCTAAAGAAGCAGGTACATCATTTGCACTTGTAATTGATATGTTAGCTAATTGGAATGTACCATAAGCCACCACCATTAAAATATCATTTGCTGAAGCTCCACTAGCAAGAACTACACTGTTTCCTGAAGTTGCAGTAAAATCTGCATTGGCTAATTTTACACCATTCAAATAACAATCTATAAACCCTGCGTCATACGCCAAAGTTTTTGAATTTGAATCTGCACCTGTAAATGTTGTTTGATTTGCTGTTGCAGTATATTCAAACCTGTTGCTTGTTCCGTTTACTGTAGAACCTGCCGCCGCCCAACCGCTAGATTTGTAGACTTTTAGCTCATTCGCTGTGGTGTCAAAATATAAATCTCCCAAAGTTAGTGAACTTGTGGGTGCTGAACTTGAAATTCTGTATACGTCAGCAAAATTATTTACTGCCGCTAAGTTTGTAGCTACAGTGTTAATATTTGTAATACCACCTGCTACTGCTGTAATATTAGAGTTTGCTCCTGCTACTGTGTTAATGTTTGTATTGTTTCCTGCAACTGTGTTGATGTTGCTAGAATTAGAATTTACAGTTGATATTGCTGAAGACAAACCTGCAACTGTATTAATATTTGAACTGTTAGAATTTACAGCATTAATATTAGTTGCATTACTGTTTACTGCTGATACTGCTGAACTTATACCTGCTACTGAAGTAACATTTGCTGATATTCCTGCAACAGTTGATACGTTAGCTGATATACCTGCTACTGTATTTACGTTAGCAATGCCAGTACCTACTGTATTAACATTAGCTATGTTTGTAGCAACTGTATCTATCTCAGATGTTGTCTCGTTTAAATCGTCTGCTACAGTCTCTACTTCTGAAACTGCTTCTGCTAAATCATTAGCTACTGCTATAACCTTTGTAATATCTGTTGCTACTGTGTTTACTGACGCAATGTTAGTTGCTACTGTGTTTATGTTTGTAGCGTTAGAATTGGTTGTAGTAATAGCTGACATGTTACTATTAACAGTATTAATCGCTGATATATTGCTATTAACATTGTTAAGAGTAGTCTTATCTGACGCTGATAACCACGTGTTTTCTAAGTAATTCTTTGTTGCCGCATGTTGTGCCGCCGTAGGGTCTGCCACATTTGTAAGTCTTTTGTTTTGTGCGTCCCATTGAAAATCTGTACTTGATACTTTAATAACATCATTAGCATCATCAATGGCTTCTTGACCCATAAAGAACGCTTGGTCTGAATCTGTATCTAAATCATTCTCTGTAAGTACAGAACCAGAAGCATAATCTACTAATTTAGTACCTTGTGAGGTTTTACGTCTAATCTCAATGGCTACTGCATTTGCAGGAGCAGTGTTAAAAGTAAGTGTTGTTCCTGCGGCATTTAATGTAAAAGCTGTTGAAGCTACACCTGCTAGGGTAATTACCAAGTCTGCTGTACTTCTATAACTAAAAGGTATAGAATACGCTGTTGTACTACCGTTACCAGTGTATCTTACAAAACTGTTTGCCATTTAATTCCTTAATTTAATTTGTTTTATCTAAAAGGGGTACTTTATTGAATTAGCATATCTAATTCTCTTTTTTGCTCCATTTCCCCTAAATTCTTTTCTAATTGTGATATAGTAGTGCTTACACCATCTACATCAAATGTAGCATATTCCTTAACATAATTTCTTGCTTCTAACTCGTATTCTCTAATTATTTCTAATAAATATTGGTCTCCTTCATATTTACCTGCAAATCTTTGATTGTCATAATATCTTTTATTGTACCTAGATTCTGGATTTTCTAATTCGTTAGTAAATCTTTCATTTAAAGTTTTACCACCTAATATAATTTGACTTGCCACTACGTTTGTAGCTTCATATAAAGTTGTTCCTTCTTTTAACTTTAATAATGGGTTATCATCAATTTTATAAAATAAGTCTTTTTTCCAAGTAATATTAGTTACTTCGTGTTCTTTCATATTAAAAGAATTACCAAATCCTAACGCAATTCTAAATGAAGGTCTTTCCCATTGTATGTTACTGTTTTGTAAAGTTAATTGTGCTTTATCTGATAAAACTATTTTTTTACCTTCTCTATCAATAATAGATGAACTCCAGTGTTTAGTAACTGGTAGTATATCTTGTGCATTTCCTAATAGTATTCCTTTAGGTTTTGGATAAATATTTTTTAATGGGTCTCTTCTAGGAGACAAAGCATCACCGTTTAACGCTGATGGTAATGAATTGTTTAAATATTTTTCATCTATAATTTTTAATAATTCATGTGGTGTTGATTGTGTAATATGGTCTTGAAAAGTATTTAATTCTGTTTCTGCTTCACCAAAAACTTTGTTAGTCCATCTCCATGTTGTTGCTAATGGTACGAATTTACTTGATGTTCTATTTATTTGTTTTTCAAATTTACTTACATTTTTAGCACCTTCTTCTACACTAGCTTCTGGTTCACTAAAGATTGCCATAAACTCAAAGAAATCTTGAGTCATTAATTGACTTGCAAATATGTTAGACCATAAAGCAAAAGTAGAACCACCAAAATGTTGCATAAAATCTGTTAATTTATTTTGAATAGGTCTATTTGCATCATCATTAAAAATGTCACCCATTTCTTCTACAGTGTCTCTAACTGAAGCCGCAAATACAAAAGGCACAGAAAAAGGGTACATTCTATTTAATGAAATATATTTTGTTTCACCATTTGCATCTTCATATTTATATGAAAATCTATGTTTTCTATCTTTTTCTTTAAATCCTGTTATCTTTCCTTGATAAGCAAGTAGTGCCGCATACATATAAACTACTCTACCTAAATTTTGTATTGCTTCTGCTTTTTGTCTAACAATAGGGTCAGACGCATTTAACATTCCTCTAAATTCTAAATTAAGTTTATTAACCATAGGTGTCATCTGCCATGCAGTTTTAAATAAACTCATTGGTGTTTTTACAAAATGCAATCCTGTAAACACTCTCATTAAAGGATATTTATTTGCTAAATCTAATACTAATTGACCTAAGTTACTTGCACTTTGTTTTTGGTCAGGAAAGAATTGATTAGCGTCAAGTAAAGGACTTCTTAAATTTTGCGTAAATGAGTTTACTTGTGAAACAAATGTAGGGTCATAAGCAGTTGATTTTGTTAAGTCATCTAAAGATTTAATTTCAACACTATTAAATTGTGAAGTAGGTCTAAAATTACCAAATTCATCTTCATATTGATAATACATTTCTGACCATTTTTTTTCAAATGTAGTTTGTTTGTTTTTTTGTGTTTCTAAATCTGTTAATAGTTTATTTAATTTATCTAATTTTTTAACATTAACTTTTTCTTGTGCTTTTTCAAATCTTATATTTTCTTTTGCAGAAATAATTTTATCTTGTATTTTAATTATGTTTACTTTATTAAGTTTTTTATTTTGTTTCCATAATTCAGGATAAAATTTTCTCATTCTTTGATTTACATTGGCTACTCTAGCGGCTCTATTAAATATGTTTTTTGTAAATGAGTCTCCTGCTCCTAATCCACGTAGTGTTAAGAAAGATAATTTACCAATAGGAGAACCTATAAAACCAATACCTTGTTTTATTTTACTGTCAGATTCTTGTAATTGTTTAAAAAATGTTTCCATATTTCTTTGTTGTCTTCCATCAAATCTGTGTTCTAAAGTGTCCCCTACACTCCTATTAGCTTTCCATGAAAGTTGTGCTTTTTTAAAAGCAATTTGATAAAATCTAAATTGACTCATCAATAAATCATTTGCCATTCTAACTTGGTCAAGAGCTAATTGTCTTTCACCTCTAGCTAAACTTTGTAAACCCATGATGTAATTTTCCGCAACAAAACCATTAAATTTAATTGCTGTAGACAAAATGTTTACTTCGTGTGTAGTAGGGTCTCCCAATAGATTAGCTGTTGTATATTCATTAATAGCTTCAAATAAAGTAACTTTTTTATCTTTTGTTTTTCTATTTACTTTATTAATGACTTTACGCATAGCTTCATCATTATTAGTTAATTCTGCTAAATTTTCTATAGTTTTAATTTTCTTAGCAGGAGTCATTTTCTTTGTTTCTGCTAATATTCTAGGTAAATCTTTACTCATAATAGTATCAACTTCAAATCTTAGTTTATCTGCTTCAGTTAATCCTACTACTATTTTTTGTTGATTTAAAGCATCAGAAACACCTTGAACTGTTTTAATATGATTTTGAACTAATACTGCATTTTCATTTAAACTTTTTTCTAATTGATTAGCAACTGCAAGTTTTTCATCAACTTCTACTGCCTCATTCATTAATTTTTTTATTTCAACAATTTCTTGACTTTTGTTAATAATATTAATTCTACCTGCATATATTTTTGGTGCAAAGTCAGGAGCTTTTTCAGCTAAGTTTTTTAATTCAGTTTGTAATTTTAATCTTGCTTTTTTATCTTTGACCATTGTTTCTGCTTTTTCTACTATTTGGTCAAACAAACCTACTCTTTGATTTACTCTAACTTTTTTTTCGTCTTTTAATCTATTAACTACTCTGACTATTTCTTTTACAGCAGGTGTTAAAGATTTGTCACTACTAATTTTATCTAAATTAATAATAGGAGTTTTTCTTTTAATTTCACTTACTTTTTTTTCTATTAAAGGTGTTTGATTTTTTTTAACAGTTACTTTTTTTGGTTGTTTAATTTTTGAATTAGTAGGTGTAGCAACTCCAAAATCTAAATCGTAATCACCTTGAAATCCATCACCTTTATCATAAAATTTTCCTGCTTTTCTTTTGCTTGTCCAATATCCCATAGAGCCACCAATAGTCCCTTGAGCTCCACCACCTATTGCACCTGCAAGTAATGTTCTAGTTATATTATAATCAGACATTAAATCTGCATCTATTTCAGCAGTTTGCCTAGCCATATCTGCACCTGCACCTATAGCCGCACCATAAGCCGCTTCTTTTTTAGCTACGTCCCAAGCCGCCGCTTTAGCCGCTTTCTTTTGAAATTCTTTTTTTGCTAATCCTTTTAATGGAACTTTAGCCGCTTCTCTAACAATGGTACTACCTGTCCCAAAAGTAAATAAATTAAGAGGGTCAGACACTAATGCAGGTACAAAATCTTTAGCCCATTTTGTAAAACCAATAGTTTGTCCACCAAAATAAGGTAAGTCTGCATACACTTGTGTTATTTCTGCCCAATCTTGTTTATATGTTTTATCTTTTCCAAGAACTAATCCAACATCTAATGCAATACCTGCTGTGTTGTATTCACTCCATATTCTATCTTGAAAGAATTTTTCTATTAATTCTTTTTTATTAAAATCTTTAATATTTTTACCACCAGTTACTACATTGTTTTTATCTGTAATACCGCCTGAATAATATCTTCTTAATACTTTTTCAAAATCATCAGATTGTAATTTATCTAATGCTAGTTTCTGACGTTCTACACGTTTCATTGCATCATATTGACTAGCTTCAATAGTTGTTCTACGTCCTCGCAATTCTGTAGGTCTAATTATGTTTTCTTCTTCTTCTAATTTTTTTCGCCAATCTGCCATTTATTAATCCTTATTGTAAGTATTTAACAACTAATTCATCTAATTGATTAGAATTAATATTAAATATTTTTGCTATAGATTCTTTATCTGATTCAGTCATATTACTGTTGTAAAATGTTTTAGACACTGGTCTTTGTAAAATTGTAGATAAACCATTTACAAATGCTTCACCTTGAGCTTTTTCTGATAATTCATCTTTATCTGTAAAGAAATCAAACATACCTTCATCAAGTTCAGGTAAAGAAATATTACCATCAAAATTAATAATACTGTCTCTTATAGCATTTAAATCATCAGTATAATCAATATTAGTAATACCTAAATTATCCATAATTGATTCAATAATAGTTTCAGCTTCATTAACATTAGGTGTGCTTTGGTCGTCTGTAAATATATTAATATCGCTGTTTAATAATTTTTGTATTGCAGGTGTTTCTTTTAACAATTCTGACACAGGTATTAAATTTGATTTTGATTCTTCTTTTAATGATTCTATATCTTCTAAGTCAAATTTACTTGTTATCTTATTAATTTCACCATCATAGAATGATTTTAATTGTGAGTCATCATCAGCATCAAAGAACTCAGACATTGTTGTATTTTCCATTTTAGCAGTCATTCCACTTAACCAATTTTCGTTATCATACTTTTTAATTATGTTTAAATATTCATTATCTAACCATGCTTGTGCATCTTTTTCCCATTGGTTTCTAACTTCTATAGACGCTGTTCTAGGTGGTTTAATATTATCTTCATTCCACTCTTGCCACGCATCTCCAAAATCTTGTTTAACTATGTCAGCAATAAGAATTTGTGCTTTTCCTGTATCAAATTTACTGTTATTAGGTTTTAATTTATCTGCTAATAATACTGTAATGTCTTGAACTGTTTTTTTATATTTTTCATTATCTCTTGGGGGAGTGTAAAAAGCATTTTGTGTTTGTTCTGCCGCAGATAATTTATCTAATATTTTTTCTTTACTAGATGTAGATATACGAACACCTTTTAATACTTCATTTAAGTCATCTATTTTATAATTGTATTTACCTAATTCTACATCTTTTTGTATTCGTTTTACTTCATCAGTGTCTTCTGTTAATGTTTCCGCCGCATTTACATCTTGTAAAAAAGATGAAGCACTATCTCCATGTTTTTTAATAAATTCTTTTTTAAGCAATTCTTTTTTTATTGGGTCTTCTTCATTAAGATATGCTTTTGTGTCACTAGCAATAGCTTTACTTTTTTCTCTATCTACTCTAGCCGCTTCTATATTTTCTAAAGATACTTGTTTTGCAAATAAAGATTTCTTTAATGCAACAACTTCAGGTTTATTACTTGACATAAAAGATTGTAAATTATTTCCTTGATTATCTGTGCCTCTATTTGCTTGAAGTATTAATTCTGCTTTCTTTAATTGGTCTGTAGTTACTGCACCATCAATAATGTTTTCTACATGTTGTAATGCTATTTTATTAACATCATCATTACTATACATTTTTGAAACAGTCTTACCATCAGAAGAAATCATATCATATTGAATAGAATTTAATTTTTGAAAATAACCATTTTTAATTTCTGAATTAGATAAATTTTCTACCATAGTAATTCCATCTAAAATCTTTGTTTCATAATTAAATTTTCCTCTGTTTTCAGCATCTTTTGACATTAACTTAGATTTATAAGGTGTAAATTCTGAAGCAAAACCTAAAGCATAAGTGTCATCTTTATTGTCAAAATCTTGTGCATCTAAATAAGGTTTTAAGAAAATATCTAAATTATCTTCTTTAAAATTATAATCTCCTGCTTCCATAGATTTAGTAATAATGTTCATTTGTTTATTAGCTTCTACTCTTCCTAAATGATATTGAACTGTTTTGCTTACATATTTACCTGCTAATTCAGGGTGTTTACCTTCTTTAATTTCATTTAAAATAGTTTTACTATCTTTACCTTGAGATTCTAGTAATGCAATTTCATTAACAGCATCACCTTTTGATTTATCTATTTTGTAATTTTGGATTTTTTCTAAGGTAGGAAGTGTACTTTTTTGTAAAGTATCTATAAGTTGAGTAGCGTCTGATACGTTAGAGGAAGCTACATATCCTTTGTTAAACGCATCAAAGTATTTATTTTGTCTTTGTTTTGTATAAGCCATTATAATTCCTCATACCCTTCTGGTGCTCTACCTGTTTCTGGTGCAGTGTTTGCTTGGTTTTTGTAATAACCTTCAGCACCTATTGTTGCAATTTGTAATGCAAGACCTGTTCTACTAGGCATTGTTACTGGTTTAATACTGTTATAAGTTTTAGAAAGATTGGCATACGCTGAAGTTTCATCACCTCGCAATGCTGTCATGTCCTGTCTGTACCCTGCAAGTATGTCTGCATAAGAAGAATCAAATTTACCACTTATGCTCTGTAATATTCTGGTAGCATTACCAAATCCTAAATTTAATCCTGACGCTTGTTCAGCTTTCTTTTTTTGAGAATTTAAATATATCTCTTTAGATTTCTCCATGTCAGCTTCATTTTTTTCATTATCAATCTTAGCAATGTTGGCTAAATAATTTGCATCAGCGTTTTTTCTTGTTTCATTGTTTGCCTTTATTTTGCCTTTAGCAACTGCTTTTTCACTTTGATGAGAATATATCGCTGTTCCTATTTTTAATGCTGTAACTACATCACACATTTTTTTGTTTATTTAACTCCTTCATCATTAGTAAAAATGGCAATTTGCCATGACCGTATTTTTCTATTTTTTCTTTTGGTTCAAATCCTAAAAATTGTAACCATTTTAAAGTCTTCCAGTTTCTTGAATCTACAAAATTGTAAATGTATTCAAATCCTTGACTCATTTCATCAACCCAACGAGGACATTCTTTTAAAAATTGTCTTGTATGTTTGTATAAGTCATTACTAGACAACAACCATACTACTCCATATTCAGGTAATTGACTTGGACAACAACCAAACATGCCTATTACACCTTCATCTTTTGTGCCTATAATAGAATATATCTTTCCTTTTTCATAAGTAAAAGGTTCTACTAAAGCCTTTAAAGGACTGGCATTGTTAGATGCTAGTATTTCAGCTCTGTCTTCTGCTTTCATTTTAGGAGCTAACTCCAACGCATCTGCTAATATTGCAGGTCGTACATATTTTTCTTTAATCATTAAATCCTTCTTGAACGTGAATGATAATATCCTTCTATCTCAGCATCAGCAATATATACTGGTAAATGAGAATCACTTTTTATATCCATTACAAATTCTGTATTTCTACATTGTACTGGAACTCTCAAAGTACCAGAAGCGATTGCAGGTTTTCCTACAATACTTGTCGCTGTACCTATAACATAACCATTCATTATTGTTGTAGATAAATCTCTGTTGTTAGGTGTTACTTCTACTTTAAAGAAACCACTGTTTTCAAAATTAAAAGATATGTTTCTTATTTGATAACGACCTGATGTAATAGCAATTAAACCTCTACCAGTGTTTTCTCTAATATAAGGTGTAGACAATCTGTAAATAGAAGAAAACGGTACACCTATATATAATGAAGTATGATTACCTACTATAGTATATGTAGAACCTGTTGTGTTAGTTGCTACATAGTTTGCACCATCTGTTCTATCTACTGCTATTAATCCTGTTTTTGCACCTACTGGTGAAGTAAAAGTTGTTAAATTTGTTGACGCACTATACGTACCTGTAACTGACGCTTTTAAATCTAAATAAACACCATGACCTAATGTTGTGTCTTTTAAATTTCTTAAATCTATTTTAAATAATTTTGTGTTAGTACCTTCTGCCGCCATTACATATAAAAAACTTTCTAATGACATAGCACCTAAAATCTTAACACCACTAAATTCCCATTTAGCCCACGCAGTTTGTACTTTTTCACCTCTATCAAAAAAGTATTTGTAAACAAACATTGTGTCTGCATTTGTTGGTGACACTGCTGTACCTGAAGTGTATGGTGCAGTTTGTGAATCTGCTGTATCAGATGTTAATACTACAATAGTATCTTCAGTTGTATTACTAATAATTTGATAAGCATTTGTTGGTATTAAACTTTGTACTGAAACTGTAATATCTAATCCATCATTTGTAAGTGTATCATCATCTGCAAAATATTCTCTTATTGCAGTGTTGTTTGTTCTTGCTTGTGCAAAGTATGCAAACTTACCTGCTGACACTGGTGTAACAGAATCATCATGTTCAAAAGAAGATACTTCATCAAGTTTAGCTGAAGTAGGTGATATAGTTTCACTTGAACTATCTAATTTATATTGTGCTGTATCAGAAAATAAAAGTAAAGACTCATTAAATCCTACAGAATTTTTAAGTGTATTTACTTGTGTACCTGAAGCGGCAATATCAATAGGGTCAGTATCTAAAACTTGTGTTGTAGTTGTTGCAAAGTAATTAAAGAAACTAGCATTTTCTGTAAATATTAAATTTTCACCAGATAGTATTCCTAATCTGTTTTTATAAAAAGTTAAATTATTTATTTTTTTACCTACAAAACTAGGGTCAGCATTTGTATCACTATCTCCGCATACTCTATCTGTCCAATCTAATTGTTTAAATGTAAATGTACCATTGTTGTTATTAATTAATGCGTGTGGCATTGTAGAATTATCTAAACCTACACTTGTTGCAGGTGCAATAGTTTCATTCCAAACACCATTACCTTCAAATTTTACATAGTAATCAGATAATGTATCTCCTTCATCACCAGTAATTTTTAATATAACACCAAGTTTACCATAATAAGGTAACTTAGAAAAATCTTGTATTTTATCTCTAACAGCATACATACCTGTGTTACCTGAACCGTCTGCTGTACTTACTGTATAATTAGCATTGTTGTCTGTAGGTTTTCCATAAATTACAGAATCAAAACTTTCAAATGTAAAATGAGATGTAAAACCAGAATAGTTTGCTAATCCTTGTGAACTAGAAACAGTTGCTCCTGTATCTGTTCTTACAGTTTTAAATGCAATACCATCAGCATTACTATCATAGTGAGAACTTGCTGTGCCATTTAAAAGTATATCTTTAATTTTATCTGTGTCTCTAAATTTACTATCAGTAGAAGCATCATTACCAGTTGGAAGTTGAAATCTTACTTCTAACTCTTGAGCCATGTTAGGGTGTTTTAATGCTACTTTATATTCTCTACCATAATTTGTTAGTTTTACATTTATTAAAAACTCTTCTACTTTAGCCGCACTTGTAGCTGAATCTGCCGCAACTGTTGTAGCTGTGTTTGCAATAAAAGTAAAATCAGCAATGTTTACTAATTTAAAATTAGCTTTAGGATTTGTAGATGTTAAATAACTTGAACCACTTTGAACTGTAACAGTTTTAACATTTCCTTCTAAGTCCCAAACTTTAACACCACCATTGTAAAATGCTACAATATATTGGTTAGACTCATCTCTTTGGATAGACCAAAATTTAGTTTTATTAGAATATAAATTAGTAGAATCTAAAGTTGCTACATAATCTAATGAAGGTCTTTTAGATAAACCTTCTACTATACTATTTTGAAAATTAACTTGGTCTTCACCTTGATTTATTCCTCTTTGAGTAGGAGTCTGTTGAGACATACCATTAAGAAAATTAGGTATTGACTGTGATACCACACTACCCATTAGTAAGTCCTTCTAGTTGTTCTGTTAATTATTGAAAATGTATTTGCATCACCATTAAGAATGTTAATATCTGATTCTTGAGAATCTGCTTGATGAAATGACATTAATGCTTCATTTTCATCTTGACCAATTAATTTTGTAATTTGTGAATCACCTATAAATCTTGAAGCAAATCTTCTTGATGCTTTCATTGTTATATATCGTCTTGCGTATTCTGGTAAATGTTCAAATTGTTGTACTAAGACTAAGTCAACTGAGGCAGGTGCACTTGTAAATACATCTGTATGTTTTTCCATATCATATAGAAAACCATTTCTGATTGTATAATTGTAATTTCTGTATGCTTGATTAGCGTCTGCTTTTACACAGTTAGCAGGTAGCGGAACTTTGTTATCACTATCTAATGATAATGTTGTGTGATTTGTGTGTGTGTTAAAATTCCAACCTTGAGATTGGATTGACATTGATGTCTCGTCTAGGATATTTTTAGCGACAGATACGTCTACAGTAGTTGTTCCTGTAATTGAGTTAACTGGAGCTTCTCCTATTGTACTCAACATAGTGTTTACTGCTTGTAACTCAGTAGTTGGTGTAATTTGTGTTGTCATTTTATCCTTTTAATTAATGTAGAAAAAGGGGGATTTGACTCCCCCTAATTCAAGTAAAAATAAAGAAACTATTACGCTTCTTTAATTCCTACAGCCGATTCTGGTCTTAATACACCATGACCCATAGCATATTTAGCAACCATTAACGTACCTTGTCTTCTGATGTCGTACTCTTTTTCAACACCTAAATCCATAAGTTTAACTGTACCTACGGCACTTGGGTGAGAAACTAGAGCAACAAAGTTAGTCAAGTTAACAGCTTGTGGGTTTGAACCACCATTAGTAGCTGAACCTTGAGCAACTCCTGAGTTGACGTTTCCAGTTACAAAGTGAGGAACTGGTACTAATTCAATTCCTGCAATTTTCATAACTTTTCCTGAAGCAACACCACCATTGCCACCGCCTGTGAAGTCAACATTGACTGCATTTGTAGCGTTAGCTAATTTGTAGTATTCTTCAAGTCTCATAAAGCATTTTCTGCCTTCTGATGGAACATAGTTTGCATCAAGCTCTTTAGCCGCCGCAAAGATAGCATCTATCATTGCATTAGCCGCAGTTGCGTCTGTAGCAGAAGCAATGCCTGTGTTAGTTATGTTACTTGTAGCGTCTCCACCAGTAACAGATGCACTAGCTAGAGATGCTTGACCGATTGTTTGTAAGATATGCTTATCTTTTTGAAAAGCTAATGCTCTACCCATTTCTTGTGAGTATGCACTTCTTACGTCCCAATGGTTTTTTGCTTCTTCTATATTCGCTACGAATACTGAAGATATTAAAAGGTCATTAATTGTAATAACCTTTTCTGCTGAGTTAACTGCGTCACCTAATATTTCAGCTCCAACTGCGTGATATGCCGCACCGATTCTTCCCAAAACTGGGAAAGATGCAGACTTGCC